TGGGAACCATGTTGGTATTGAACTTGGTAAACAATACGTTGAAATCTTGTACTAACCCTTCGACTATGTACAGCGAAGAAAACACTATGCGAACTGGTAAGGGTAGAAGAAAAGCAGTATTTCCTTTATTAACATTGAACAACTGGTTGACTGCTTCTTTGTAGTCCGCCCGCTGGGTACTAGCACTGTCCACTGCGTCTTCTGCCGTAATCTGCTGAGTTAACCTGTCAACAGCGGCATCTACAGATTGAGTAAGGAACTCTTCTGCTGAAGAAGCCATACCGTTTTCCATGTACTCATTGACCCCTACACCGATAATAGAGTAGAGTGATCCTAGATCGTGTAGTACACCGATATCCTCTGGACCTAAATTGTTCCAAGGATCTTCTGTTAGAGAAGGGGTGTTTCTAGAACCGTTATTTACTTCCATTGTTCTGTCGAAGAACAGATCAAACTGAAACGTTACGTTGCCGGGTATTGGCTGGGAGTATTGATACGGATTTATCTGTAGAAAGTTTAAGATTGAAGTATTCTGCGTAACAGACTGGTTGATGGCTGAAGGGTTAAACTGAAATTGGCAGCGCTTTATGTCTATACCATCACCCGTCAAAAGTGAACGAACATAGCCTCGCTTTAGATACTCAGTTTTTAAGTTGCCATCTTTGTTGATTGTGCGAATAGCCCTAGACGGGTATATGAAGTCCTGATTGTCAGCGTCAGGAACTGCGTACCCAGCCCCAGTTCTCTTCGCGCTTGACGTGAAGTTCTCACCAGTGATGGTGTTTTTACCTCTAAATTTAAACCATTGGTCATTCCTGTAAGACATCAGGCAGTCCTCAGATCAAGCATGTCGACTTCTTCCTTAATGAGTTTACTGACACTCTGGGCTATGCGCTTGAGGTCAGGAGTATTGGGGGCACCGTTGAAGTTGATCACGGGGGCCACGTTTATCGTGGGGGACGAGGTGTAGTGGTTAGTTGTTGACCTAGAGTTTCCGTTAGATCCTGACTGCTGCCTTCTAGAGGGCATATACATGGGTGAGGGATCGCCTACATCAGCAGATGATATTGCATTACGCGCAATATCCATGTACTGCTCGTGTTCGCCTCGTTTCCAAGTCGACCACGGGCTAAAGCCAGATGAGGAAAACATGCTGTAGGCAACTCGGGCATTAGTTTGAGGATCATACAAATCTTCATTGCGGTTCAGACCGTATCTCTGCAAACGATCAGGGCCAAGTGCCCCTAGCATATTGATCTGGAACAACCCAAACGAGTTATCTCCAGTAGATGCGTTGGGGTTATGTGCTCCCGTTCTCCAATTACTCTCTGCGTAGGCTACCGCAAGAGCAGTAGCCAGATCATCTCCTCGGAACCCCGCGTTGTACGCCAAGCGAGCCATTTGCTCACCGGTCAACTTAGAGTTAGCGGGCATTGCTGAGGTTGAAGAAGACGAGGCTGACGACCCTACGCCGGTAGAACTTCCGTATGAACCAGTACCTCCACTTAAGAAGCGGGCTAATCCGGCCTTCTGATGGGCGTCGATAAGGGCCGGTAACGGAAGACCCATATTGCCGGACAGGTGCGAGGCAGAGGAAAGAGCACTTTGGGTCTCATGCGGAACCATGTAACCGCCGCCTGAGAATGTCTCATCTGCGTTGTCCTCAAACCACCCATCAGGTCGTCCCGTAGAAGGTGCCACGTATTGCCCGCCATCAAACTGGCTACGGAAACGGGGTGCTTCCTGTGGCTGAACGTGCCACGGCTCGTCGTGCCTCCATCCCTTGGCTCGCCAGTTATTAAGCCCAAACCGAGACGAGTTAGCGACAATCCAACTGTAGTCGTGTCCTTCCTCAAAGATGTCAGCGGCTAGACCAACTCCGTGCATAGACCTGCCCGGGGGCGCGGTGAACGGCTTGCCGGACTTAGGCTTCCAATATCTGCCGTCCCACTCAACCTCGGATTGGTCAGCAGAGGTCTCCTCCATTTGCTGGTAGAAGAGGCGCTCCTGAGCAGCGTCGTCTCTATAACCACTGTTGATACCAACGTTGGGGTTTTCACGCATCATGTTGAGGAGTTTGTTCCTCAACGAGGGCTGAAGGCTAGTAAACCTAGAACTACGCTTGAACTCAGACAGAGGTATGCGCTTACTACCTCGTCCTCCAGACGGGACCATAAGCATGTTGTCCCTAGATCCATCGGCAAAACCAGTAGCGCTATGTGAGGGGGCGCTGGTCGTGTTGTTTCGGGCAGTCTCTGCGGTGTCACCGTCACCAAGCAAAGCACTTCCTAAGAGCAACGCCCCACCAATGGCGTACCCCGCCCCACCTGTAACAGGGCCTAAGGCCATGGCTCCCATTCCTAGAGCGCCAAGTCCGGGTCCGAGGGTTCTACCTAATCCCCTAGTCGTCGTCTTTAGACCAATAGCAGCACTGAATGTGTCCTCAAGACTACCGAGGGCCTTAATCAACTCTTGGTTGATCTTCTCCATGTTCGCCATGTTGTCAATCTGGCGGCGCATGAACCTCTCTTCACGCTCAGTTTGGGTCCTGCCTGTCTCCTCCTGTTGAGTAGCAAGGTTGTCCTCAATACCCATCAACTGTCGGTCGCTGGCCTTGGAGGGGTCGTACATCCCCTTCCCGCCCTTTTCCCTGAACTGAACCTGTTGTTGAGCGTATTGAAGAACCTCTGTTTGCATGGCTTCGCCAATGCCCATATCGGCCATGCGAGCACGGGTTACAGACCCGGGCATCAACGCGCTCTCCGCGATGGCTGGATTATCAAGCCCCATGCGCTGTACTATCTCTTGACGCATCTGGAGAGGGTCCCTTAACCCGCCACCAATATTAAAGGCGTTAACCCCACCCATAAAGAACATTCGGTTGGCAACTTCAGGTCGCATAAGTTGCTGTTGCTCAGCAAGGATGTCAGCGGTGCTCTTGCTATATCCGGTGCTGGCTCGTATACCGGCGATAGATCCGGCATAAGAGTCACTAACTCGAACACCAGTGGACGTCTGGAATTGCATCAAAGCATTAACGCCACCCTCGCCCAGACGGTACTGAGTAAGGGGACGCCGCATATCTTGCATAACCTGCATCTGAGACATGCCGGTCATCTGCTGGGTTAGTACGTTTAACCTGTCAGCAGAGGTGGCGTAGTTGATACCGCTATCAATGCGTTGGTTAACTGCATCAATAAGTGGTTTAATGGCCGTGGCTAGGGCGGCGGCACCAGTTCCCACTGCTCCGGCCACTCGGCCTGCCCTGCTAGGCGGCGGGGGAGTTGGGGCGGTGCTAGAACCACCACCACCACCACCAGCACCTCCCCCTCCTTGTCCTCCCGAGGAGTTGGCTTTGCCGGGGGATAGACTAGCGGGCAAGTAGTTGCCCCCACCGCCCTTACCTCCGCTGGCAGCGTTTATATTACCTGCGGCATTGGCGGCGGCTTCGGAGAGTTTCTCCATCTCCTTACGCCACTCAGTGGTTATGTTCTTGGCTTCTTTGAGGGAGTTCTTGAGTTTAGATAACTCAGAGGTGTCTATGCGTAAGCCAGCCTTGACATCAGATCTGAGGCGTCCGTTGTTACCGCCAATCAAGCCCTCTCCGACTTCTGCGTCGGGGTCGCCTATAGCCATACTAGCCTCCGCTACTGATTACGCCACTTCGCCATACGATACCAGAAATCGCGTTGCCGAACTGTCATAGATTTGATGTCGTCTAGACCAAACCCTTTGTATACGGTGGCTATCAGTTCGTATTCCCAGTATAAGATCTTTAGATTAACTGAATAAAAGGGAGACCCAATCGAGCAGAATTGGCATGGTTTCGCCGCAACTTGCACACTGAGTGTCCACCTCCCCCATCTTCGGCCCAACCTCAACAGAGAGGAGGGCATCCACTAACTTCTTGCGGTCCTTGATACTAAGGCTGCGTGCCCACTTAACTGGGCTATCAGGCTTATTACCGTCAGACCACACGGCGCAACGAGAAAGCATAAGAGTGTTCATCTCTGCGTCGTTCTTAGAGTTCTTGCTGACCTCTACTGTGTCTTCCCCGTTAGGAAGGCGAAGAGTAACAGTCTCACTAGAAATCTCAACCTCAAGCCCTTTTTGAAGGTCGAAGGTAGGGCTGGTTATGGGGAAATCGTTGTCCAGTTCAAGTGTAACATCATTGCTGCCGTTACAATTGTTGCACGTCATCTTGATTGTACGCTCATCACCGTAGGTGGCTTTAACAACGGCCAAGTACAGCAAGTCCCGGTCACCAAGAATCAACTTGTTGATAACCTTGGCTCCTTCTGCCCCGCTAACGGAGATATCTCCGATACGTACGACCGCTCGGTTAAGAATCGCAGTCATGTACTCAGCGTAAAGGAGGCCCTTCTTGTTCTCTATGGAAGCAAGGTATTCCTCGTCTTCGCCAGTAAGTTCCCTGATCTCGGCTTGAGAGTGCCACTTTTCAATAGAAGGGTCGTAAACCCCACGCATCAAGTCGATAACGCTGTTAGGAGCGTCTGGCATATGCGGGACTGGGTCAGCAATGGCGTCATTGATGACTTCAGCGGTTTCCTGTGTACTCATCGGTTTGTACTCCTAATCTTAAATTGTATATCAGGTATTACTGGAGGCTAGCAACGTCCGTCTCGTCAAAGACCATCTGGAACCCCTCGTGGTTGAGGACCAACTGCTGGATCAGGATAGACGAATCACCAGCGTTGAGGTCGCCCATGGAGAAAGAGGCGGGCCAACAGTTGAACAACTTGAAGCCCAACTTGGGGCCAGCCAGAACGGCGCTGGCGATGCTACCACCCTCCTGATACGGGCCAACCGATAAGGGGTGGTCGTACACTTGGACGGTAACATCACAACGGTAGTCATTGCCATCAGCACCGGAACCAACGCCTTCGGCGGCACCCTGTCCCCACGAGTGGATGAACTGCTGCCAGTTGTACAACTGGTCTTGCCCGTAGAACACTCCCTTGGTCAGGGTAACGGGACCGTAGTCCGACTGACCAACCATCTTATGAGGATGCGTATTCATGCCGCCCTCACGATAAGCGATCATCTCGTTCTGAACAGTCAGACCGGATACAACCGAGAAGCCGAGGTTACCGACTTCAGGCATAAGGGTCCTAAGCCCGTCACTTCCTGGGGTAATAGTGACCTTAAACTTAAAGTTCCTAAGAGGATCTGTTGCTGCTGCGCGTGCCATGGAATATTCTCCTTGGTGTATTAGAGCGACTCAGCGGCGTTGCTGCCGCCAGTCCACTGGCTGAGGTTAATAACGATGAACTCTGCGGGGTACTGGAGCGAAACGCCGACTTCGACGTTCACGATACCCTGATCAATGCTCGTCGTGGTGTTGATGGTCTCATCGCAGATCACAAAGAACGCCTGAGAAGCGTTGTTACCGCGAAGACCACCAGCGCGGTAGAAGTCTCCCAAGAAACCTGAGACGACGACCCTAATGCGCTCCCACAGGTTGGCATCGTTAGGCTCAAACACTGCGAATTGCGTCAGTTCCTTGAGCGAGTACTTCAGGTAGTTCAAGGTGCGCCGCACCGGAATGAACTTATCCGAAGAGGCTCTGGCCAGCGTGCGCGACCCGTACACCACAACCCCAGCACCCGGAACGGCCTTGAAGGAGTTCACGTACGGGGTTCCGTCGTAAAGTGTACCAATGTCAGTGTCGGACAACTTGACGGAAAGGCCGAGAGCGCCTCGCATGTCAGCGTCAAAGCCAGCGGGGGCCTTGGCAACCGAGCGCTGAACCTCAGTGCGGACGATAAGCCCAGCGACAGCGCCACCCGGGTAGGTGGTGCGGATAGCGCCGGGTCCAGTCTTAGCGGGATCAGCCATGACCAGAGCCGGGGAGTAGTGAGCGGCGTAACCGCCGTTCGACAGACCCGAGAAGTTCGACGCAACCGTCTGGAGATCGCTCAGCGTCTCCGAGGTCTTGTCCGGGTCGATGATAACGAACGAGTCACCACGGGCCACGGCCTTGTTGATAAGCGGGGTAAGTGCCGTAGTAGAGGTCTGACCGACTGCGTTCATCACCAGATTACCGTTAATGGGGTCAACCTTGTTGACAGCGCCAGCGAAGTCCTGCGGGCCGACGACGCCCTCAGTACCACCGGAGAAGGCGGCAACGTTGTCAACGGCGGTGATCCACGCAAGAGTCGCATCGGGGGCAGTAGTAGAGACACCACTGATTTTGATGTACTTGCTGTAGTTATTGATCACCGTGGCGACGTAACGGTTGCCATCGGCGTCAAGTGTAACCTCCGGCCAGCGCTCAACCTCAGAACCGTTGAGGCTGACGACGACGGTGAAGGTACCGTGCTCCGAGGACGTGGTGTCGACCAGACCAGCCGCAATCGACAGAGTGAGGCTATTGCCCCACGTACCGTTACTGATGGCCTCAGCGTCGAAGAGGGCCGCAGAAGCGGACGCAGAGCCGTTCGGGTAGTAGGGAACGTCCAGCGAAGAGGCGGCGTCGGGGGTCACCGAGTCAGCGGTACCACCGACGGTGTCGTAGGTACCGACGACACGAACGACGTAGCAGTTACGGCCACCATTAGCGAAGAAGTGGTAGACGGCGTAACCAAGGTCGTAAGCGTTCTTCAGGTCACCATAGGTCTTTTTGTAGGTAGTCCAGTCGGTAACGAGCGTGGCCGTCTCGGGGCCGCGCTCGGCGGCACCGAAGAACACAGCAGCCGTTCCACCGCCAACGGATGGGGTCAAACTAGCAAGCGCGCCCTCGTTAACATAGACACCGGGAGTTGAATAGGTAGGCATTTAGAAATCCTCCGAGAAAGAAGTCGATAAAACGTCGGAATCCGGGTAGTTGTCCGTCATAGTGCCACTCACTGTCGAAACCGACTTGACACTAAATATGTCTTTTTGCGGAATCTCTGCATTTATTCTAACCGTATAGACTTTGCGGAATATCCTTTTGTTGAAGCCTGCTTCTTGATCAAGGACATCTGCTTGTCGCCAGTCTAGCATGTCGCACCGCCGAACGGTGCCATCTTCGGGTATTTCAATGAAACCCCGACGAAGTGGGAAAACGTACCTAAGCATCAGTGCAGTTAACTGTCTGTCATGCCTTTGGCTACGGCAGTAGGTAGATACCTGATACATAAGGTTTACGGGAACAAATTGGTCCGTAGCCATGAACTCGGTAGGACCAGACAGCAACTGCTGTATGTCAGCGGAATTACTCTCTGATGGAAAGTAATCCATAGCGCCCATGCCAGTTCTGTGGTATTGAGAGGCGTTAGTCGAAGTAGTGTAGTAGTAAGTGACCTCAGAGTGCTGCCTGAAACTATCAAACTCAATATCAATAAGTTCAATGGTTGCAAATGGGTAAGACTTCTCAGTCTCAGCATCTGGGTACCTGAAAAAGGTCTTTATAGGACGGCGCATGTTCCTGTCATCAGAAACAGTAAGAGCCGTTAGCCTCTTCTTGAGGGCAGCGTCTTCCGCAATAGTAAAACCGGGGTTAGGCAACTGGGAGATCCTTTTCTAAATTGCGATGTATATCGCTAACTAGTTTGGTTTCTTCCCTGATCATAGTTTTACGCAAAAGCGGTGAGGGGGGAGATTCTCCCGTTCCGTACTCTAAATCACTACTGTAGGAATTGAGATCGGTAAAGGAGCCGGTTTGTCCAACCACTATTTCTCCACCCTCTACTGAGACCTTTAAGTCTTCAGCGATTTTATCCCAACCCTTAATGCTGCTCGCTTTATCACGAAGTTCCTTAGTGGCAGACTTTTCTGCGCTATCTATTGCACTCATGAGAATGTCCACTATGTTCTCCTCAAACCACTCAACAGCAGGCACAACAATAGGGGAGCCTGAGATAAACGACGCACTAGAACCATTTGATACATCAGGTTGAGAAGCCTTCATGGCTTTCCTCCGTGGTTCTAGGCGTTGTAAAGCGGTTCAAGGCACCCGACGCGC